ACATTCCCACGAATACTTGTAGGAATTGCAGATCCTGCATTGTTCATAGGATTGCCAGCATTGTAGATCGGACGACCAGTTGTATCTTTTGCACCAAGCAAGAGTGACCAGATAGAAGTGCCACCTACGAATGACTTAGCTGTGCGCTTTGTCGCTGTGTATGCGGCTGGTGCTTCTGTTGATACGAATGAAATGATTCCTGCTGAATCTGCGTCTGTTGCAGTTGCTACTGTTCCGACAATGGTATTGAAATCTAACGGCACAGCATTACCTGCCGATCGAATTGCTAAACTGCTGGAGTCATGGGGCACAGCGCGACGCAATCGCTCAACTGCATTCCTAAATGCCGACGTTACTTTGGAGACTTTAGGCTTTGATCCGGAGAAGCTGCAACTTAATCAAGCGAGAAGCTACGTCGCTACAGAATTAGCCAGAGTCACAGGGATTCCGGCTTATTACGTCGATGCAGAATCAGGATCGAGCATGACCTACTCGAACGCCAGTTTGGCAAGGCAATCTTTGCTGGACTTTTCGCTGCGTCCAATTATGACCAGCATCGAAGAGCGTCTATCAATGACAGGCATGGCAAACGATTTCGTTCCAGCATCACAGGAAGTCAAGTTTGATCTTGATGATTACTTGCGTGGATCTGCAAAAGAGCGCGCAGATGTCTACAAGATTCTCTTTGATATAGGTGCAATCACGTCCGATGAAATACGAATGGAAGAAGAGATGATCCGATGAAAGAAATCAAAGACACACCCATCAAGCTCGACTTCTCAATCAAAGTCGATGCAACAGACTTCCCAAAGCGTGAATTATCTGGTCGCATCGTTACATGGAATGAAGAAGGCGTGACAAGCTCTGGATCTACTTTATTCAAAGAAGGCTCTATCACTTTTGGCAACACCACAAAATTATTGCTTGAGCACCGGCGCGAATCTCCCATCGGATTCCTGAAGAGCTACAAAGTCGGCAAAGAAGGCATTGATGCCGTGTTTTCTATCGGCAACACAACTGCCGGATCTGACGCGCTCATTGAGGCATCGACTGGGTTGCGCGATGGATTCAGCGTCGGAGTTATTGCAGAGAAATACAAGAACATTGATGGCGTCCTAGTTGTCAGTGCAAGTGCGCTCAAAGAAGTCTCACTTGTCACAGATCCAGCCATAGCAAGCGCAAAGGTCGAAATCGCGGCCAGCGACAATGAAGATTCTGAGTCCGATGTGGAAACAGAAGAACAAACTATCGAAGGAGATACGCAAGTGGAAACACCTACAGCCGTTCCAGAAGTCCCAGCCGAAACGGTTGAGGCTTCCAAAGTCGTACAAAGCGAGGCACCACGTCCGCTTTATTTTGCAACACCACGATCACCGATTATCTCTGGTGGTTCATATTTAGAGCACTCAATCAAGGCAACACTGGGCAACGAAGATTCTCGCCAGTACATCAAGGCAGCAGACGATTCGTTTAGCACTAACCCAGCATTCTCGCCGGTCTCTTATGTCCGCGACGTTGCACAAAACACAAACGCAGATCGTCCAGTCATTGAGGCTTGCGGTGGAACACGTCCACTAAGCAGCTACGGAATGACAGTCTCAATTCCAAAAATTACTGCAAACTCAACTGCGGCAACAGTGGCAGAAGGCGGAGATCCAACAGGAACAACGGCGATTACTTCCAGTTATGTAGACGCCACAGTCATTAAGAAAATGGGATTTCAACGCTACAGCGTGGAGCTTCTTGACAGATCAGATCCATCATTCTATGAAATCATGCTTTCAAATCTTCGTGATGCTTATGCACAGGCCACAGATGCTTATGTTATTGCTCAGATTATTGCGGGCGGAACAGTAGCAACTGCAACAGACGCAGATTCAGCAGGAATCATTTCATTCGTATCAACAGAAGCACCAGCCGCATACACAGCGACAAAGCGCACAGCTAAGTCATTCGTAGGTGGCACTTCTATCTGGTCACTCTTGCTTGGTGCAAAAGATACAACTGGTCGTCCGATCTACAATGCTGGCAATCCTATGAACAATGCAGGATCTGCAATTCCTACAAGTATTCGTGGGAATGTGCTTGGCTTGGACTTCTATGTTGATCCAAACATGCTTAGCACTTCAATCGATAACTCAGCATTCATTATCGAGCCACGTTCAATCGAAATCTTTGAATCTCCTGCCCTAACGTTGGCCACAAATGTGCCAACAACAGGCGAGATTGAAATTGCACTTTATGGTTATATTGCAGCTCAGGCCGTCTTTGCTGGTGGCCTACGCAAGTTTAACCTGACCTAATCAATCATGGGCTAGATGCGCTCCCGTATCTAGCCCAGCAGCTCACGAAAGGAGACAGAGATGCCAGCAATCATTACCGTAGCAAGCCTTCGGACGGTTCTTGGCGTCTCTGTCGCCCTTTATTCTGATGCCTACCTTGAAGGAATTATTGACTCAGCCGAGCAGGTAATTCTGCCGCTATTGACTGCCAATCAAAATGCAGTGGCGGCCGTGTATCTGCAAAATAATGTCGCCTATTACGTCACACAAAAGCCAAATACATTCCCACGAATACTTGTAGGAATTGCAGATCCTGCATTGTTCATAGGATTGCCAGCATTGTAGATCGGACGACCAGTTGTATCTTTTGCACCAAGCAAGAGTGACCAGATAGAAGTGC